CATCAATATCTTCAATATCTGCATCTTCTTCACTCTTTAGTGGCTCGTCTGTAGTCATAGGAAATACCTTACCTTCAAAAGTGATGCTCTTGTGGTCTTCGGATAACACTGCAGAGGTTTTCTCGCAGAACTTTAAAAGGTTAGCAGATACTTCACCGTTCTTTTTAAAACGAATCTTAGGTAACTGATAAAAACTTGCGTTAGCTTGCGTCATTCTCTTTTTAGGTAACAACGGGTCTACCGTTTTAGCTGTATCTTGCATAAATACAGTAAGTTCTGAGATATTCTTATGAGCAAGCTCTACGTTAAAATCAAAGCCAAAGAGTTCTTGACGAAGCGTAAGATCAGTAAGTTTAACCTCCATACTATACGGTTTGCTCCAATCGTGCTTACCTTGCTCTTTAACAAGCTCATTAAGTACTGAAGCATTTACGTTAGTATCTTGAATACAGTAGTCCAACATCTCTTGAGAGAAGCGGTCCCACTCTTCAAAGTGAATTTTATTGTTACCCAATCGCTTACCCCAAGCATCTAGACTGTGACCACCGAGGCGATCAGCATTTAGAAGTTTAGACCAAAGCAATGTATCTGTGATTTTAACAGGCTTACCGAACAGCGTACTAGGTTGACCGGGATAACCTACAGTGTAGTCAAGTACACCGTAAAGCATCAACACAGGTAAGTCAAAAGCTACGATGTTGTGACCAACCAATTCAGTGCAATCCGACAAGATGCGGCTGAGATTGCTGTATGTAATCTCTTCTTTAACCAAAGAAACAACAGCTTTAGTGTCTAGATTACGAATGACAATACACCAGACTTTGTATTCTGGCTTTAGCTTGTAAGGCATAAAAGAGTAATCCAAGCCGTTCTGCAGCAGATTGCTTGATTCAATGTCTAGGATATAACGCATTTCGTCCTTCCAAATAAATAAGCCTCAAGTCTATCACAACTTGAGGCTTTCGTCAATTAAATTTATGCTCCATGTCTATCAGAGTAACCAGCACCTTGTTCATTCAATAGCCTAATCTGCTCAGCCCTATAAGCCATAGCTAAAAGTTTTGCATTTTCATCTCCCAACTTGTTAATTGAAAAAGATTTGGTTTTCTGTTTACCATCTAATGTCATCCATGAAGCTTTCCAGTACGTTTGATCCTTATGTTTGGTATCTAAATAAATACCTGTGATACCTGTAGTATTGTTCTTATACTTTGAAGCATTTCTTGCATTCAGCGCTTTTGAAACTACCCTTAAATTTGATATCAAGTTATTTTGTAAGTTACCATCAATGTGATCAATAATATGATTCTCTGGTACATCTTGTCCGGTACAAAGATACCAAATGATCTTATGTACCTGAAACGTACCATACCTAGTTGAAGAATATACAGAGTACTTGCCTTCTGAAACAGACCCTGCAACCTCGTCTGCATATCTGTTTACTAAGGTTTCTTGGTTGCCGTAGCGTTTATCGGTCTTATGTCTTAAACCAGTTGGACTAGTTTCATCATAATACACCATCTCAGACCAAGGGATACCTTTTAAAGACTTACCTGAAATTTTATTCATTTTTGAATCATGTGTGCTCATTTAACCACCCCTCTAAATCGTATAAACGATGTGTTTGATTACAATAATAGACACTACCGGCATTGCCTGTTGTTCCATTGCTGCGATTTTTACTTAAAGTAACGTGAGTAGTATTTCTTACTACGTCATTCTCTGCGTACTTATCTCGCTGTAGCATCACAACCCAAGATGCACTCTTGATTAACGTAGATGAGCCAATAATTGATTCTTCTGGTACAAAAGCTCCAGTACTGGCTGCTTCTTTACTAGACGAACCCTTACGAATGTGAGCAATGTTAATAAAGGTGACATTATAGTTTTTGATCATACTCTTTTGCCAACTCATAAACTTAGCTTGTTGCTCAATACTCAGTTGATCAAACACATCAGAAATTGGATCGGCAATTATGACCTTACAGTCGCATGAGATAATCATCTCTTCAATCTTATCTTGCAGTACTTCTACAGAGCCGTCGCGTTCATCAATAACCATAAAACGGTCATTGCCGTCTGGAGTTTTAAACAATTCTTCGGCTTTTTGTTTTACAAAATCTTGTGAAAGATACTTCAGCTTTTCTTGAGGGTCTTTGATGTTCGCAATCTTATTTTCAATATGTCGGGACAACATAGCTTGTGCATACTGACCACAAGTTAATTCAAGAGAGACAATGCCAACTTTGTACGGGCTATTGAACAACCAGAAGTAAACCATTTCATTGGTAAAAGTAGTTTTAGCTGCACCAGTACCTGCTGCTAGCACTCCAATTGTTCCTAGATCAATTGAACCAATCATGTCATCTAACTTGTGCAAGAAAGGCGGCATTGTGATTTTCTTTACATTTGCGGACTCCAGTAGTTTTTCATACAAAGAAGATGAGCCTACAACACCTGCAGGTACATATGGTTGTGCGCTATAGAAGTCGTGAATAAACTCTTTTTGCATTCCAGCTTCAAGGTACTCATTAACGTCTTTCTTACGCATCTGCATAATACGTACCTTACCTTTTGGTAGAAACTTTACAATCTCTTCTGCTGCTTCTTTACCAGCTTTGTCGTTGTCATAACAAACAATAATATTGTCAAAACTATCAAAGAATTTATATTGACTTGCGATCTGCTTCTTAGAATTAGCGCCAGTAGTTGGACTAACTACTGCAGTTTCAAAAATACCGTCACCTTTTGATTTGTTGTACTCAGATAGCATCTGATATGCTGATAAAGCACAGAGTTCACCTTCAGTAATAATCACATACTTACCGCCACGGTTGAAACGGAACTGTCCGAACAATTCACAGTCAGCTCCAGTACGACCAACCGAACGGAAATTCTTTGGTACTTCTCGAATTTTATATCCAGACAGTTGTCCATCTTGAGTGCAAGGATAGTACTGTTCAATGACCTCTCCGGTATCTTCTGCGAAAGAATAACGAACTCCGAAGTATTTGCTGATATCGTCATCAATCCCGCGAAAGCCCTTAGCTTTAACAGAAGTCTCTGCCTTAATCTCTGCATTTTGCTCTGGTGTCAGTGCAGGTTTGGTACTTGGTTTAACTTCCATATCTTCTTCCTTTTTAACGTTTGATCGGACTTTAGATTGAACCTTAGAGTGTTGTCTAGGGTTTTGCTCTTTGAACTCTTCACTTACAGATTTGTACCCACAGTGCGAAAAGCAAAAATAACTGCCGTCACTATATACGGCTAAGTTATCTTTGCTTTTGCAATTAGGACAAGCTTCGTGTCTAACAAAAGCCGCCATTTTACTCCTTATTCATTTTTAATAAGCCAAGAATTTGAGATTACTTTCCAAGATAAATCATGTTGAGTATTGCTACGAAAGACAACACCTTCGCGATTACTGCCGTTAAGCAAAGACTTACCTTCTGCATACTGTAACAGAGTTTGAATCGTATGATCTTTAATACTTGCGTTTTCATCCAAGATAGGTACATGCTTTAACCCAAGCTTTTCACACGCTGATTTAAGCTGTACAGGCAAAATGTATTGTCCTGTGTGAGTATTGTACATGTCGTACACGTAAAAGTCAAGCTGTACTTTGTACTGATTACCTTGAATGCCTTCACCAATCATTTCACCTTGAATTGCCATACGTACCATAAAATTTCTACGCATGATACCTTCAATATCAAACTTACGAGCTACTTTCCAGAATGAATTTGCTTCGTCTTCTTTCAGGTCTAAGTTACGTGAACACACATGAAATACACCTTCGTCATCAAGATAGAATGTGCAAGAGGAACCATCAAGTTTTTCTGTGATTGACCAAGTGTCTTGCTGGTACTCTCCAAATTCTCGTGTAAGATTTTGGATTCTAGGCTGATCAGTCTTCGGTACTAACGCAGGGAAATTACCTCGTGCCATACCAGCGAGTTGAGCATTCATTGGGCGTTCCCATTTGATGATACCAAGTGCTTCGGTACAATCCACATCTTCAACTTTGATAAATGATTCTGGAATAGGTAGCAACAAACCTTGTGAGATTTGCCCACGTAGTTTTACTGTACGTAGTCGCTCACCTTTGATACCTTCGTATTCACGAGGTTCTTTACCTTTGGATAAAAATGGTGCAAGTTCTGTGGGAACCCAACTGTCAATTTCTAAGTATAAAGCGAGAGAATCAACTGCAAATTCACCCTTCTTTACTACGACTTTCCAACCATCAACTACAGCGACTTCAATAGCGTCTGCACCTTCGATTGGTTCAATTGCTGCGATCTTACGAATAGTTGCGAGTTTACGTTCTGTCATTTGTTTCTCCTTTTTGTTGAAAATGTAATAATAAATCAGGTAGTAGTTCAACTGGATAGCACTCTGTCCAACCTGATTTTATCAGACTACGTGTAATTGTAGCAGCAATTTTACGGTTTTTAAACATAGCGTGTAGACTATTTTCAAAACTTTCAGCTTCTTTACCTGTTTTAAAATTAAGAGTAGCTTCTAGTCTAATGGATAAACCAGTGGTTGATATCTGAGAAATTCTCCTGTCAACATTAGAAGTGAATCCTACTTTTAAAAATTTAAAGTTTTCTACTTCCATGCTCATCAAATAAACTTTACTTTCAACGTCTGTATAACTTTTATTGCAAATTGAACATTTTACAGAACCTCTATTTGCATTACCAATTTGTGTGCGTTTTTCGTGACCACAGCTTAATTTGTAATGTGCATATCTATAGTCAATCTCACATCTTCGGATAAATTTGATATTGTTTAATTGTGCAGAATCTTTAAACCTTATTTCTTGACAAATTTTACAAATAAATTCACCATTCTTTGCATTTACTAGAGTTATGTCTTGTTCATGCCCACATGATATAAATCTGAATCTTTTATAATTGTTATCTTTATCTGCACTCTCACCAATCATCTCAAGACCTTTAAGTGCTACTTCATTAATTTGTAAATCCTTAAAACAAGTGTTGCACCTAAAGGCTTTTGACCTAACATGTCCCGGTTGAATATACTGTTCATGCCCACATATTAAAAATCTGTAAAGTTTATTTACTTTTGCAACATTGTGGTCAATAAGCAAAAGTCCATTATGCAATGCCTCGGACTCATGTTTATCAAACACAGATTGTTTCCTATGAAATATCTCTTTCATCTCTAAAACCTTTAAAAATAGGGAATCTTAAAGCATCTTTAACTCCTACGGCAAAGTACTTTACTTCCACAAACTTACCAATTAATTCTTCCTTGCGTTCCCACCAATATTCTCGTTCTTGCATTTTAAAACCACTACCACAATTGACTATATTGCCGTCTTCTTGTACTAGAAGCAATGCACCAAGTAGTTCTTGAGGAAATAAACCTTCTTTA